GCCCCCGCGACGGGCGGGGGCAAAGAATAGGTCTGGAAATCCTGGCTTCCCGCGAATCCTGCCCCGTTTCCGGAACAGGATTCGCGTTTTGCCAATGGCGGGGACAGGAATCGCGACGCGCGACCCATAAACCGAACGCAATCCGATCGACCGGCGCATTGCGGACGACCGTTCCCCACCGCATAACAAAACGACCCCCCCCGCGTAGCCCCTCAACCTAGCGACGAAAAAACTTTCCTGCGCATGGAAGCGCGCCAAAATAGGTGCATCCATGACGCTCCGCGACTTCCTCCATTCGATATACGTTCCGCTCCGACTCCGCGGCCGTAGCCATAACTCCGTCCGATTGCTCGAACACGCGATCCGCCAATACGGGAAATTCCTCCGGCGCGACGCGACGCTAGAGGATTTCGACGACTTGACCGTTTCGCAATTCCTAGCCCATCGCGGCGCGAAATTGTCGCCGTACTCCGTCGAACGGGAGCGTTCCGGATTGCTCGCGCTATGGCGGCTCGCCGCCGACCGCCGCCTCGTCGATACCCGCCCATGCGTCCAGGCGGAACTACTTCCCGAGCGGACCCCGCGGGCTTTCACCGTCGCGGAACTCGAGCGCCTATACGCCGCCGCCGAGGATACGCCCGGCTGGATCGGCCCGGTGGCGGCCGGCGCGTTTTGGCCGGCCGTTTTGATGGCACTTTACGAATCGGGGGAGCGTATCGAGGCAATGCTACACGTCCCGAAATCGTGCTACACGGCGCCGTTCCTTCGCGTTCCCGCCAGCGTTCGCAAGGGAAAACGGACCGAGCGAATCTACGAGTTTTCGGCCGATACTTGCCGGCTTGTCGAAATCGCCGCCAGACACGACGCCGCGACGCTTTTCCTATGGCCGATGGACCCGAGCGGCATCTACAACCATTTTCACAAGATCACGGGCCGGGCCGGGCTAGGAACGGGCCGCGACGTTATGTTTCATTGCCTTCGCCGGACGACAGCCAGCCATCTAGCGGCCGCGACGGGTAGCGTGGACGCGGCGACAAAATATCTAGGACATAGCTCCGATAGGGTCACGCGCCGTAGCTACATCGATCCGCGCATAGTGGGGGCCGGGGGGGTCAAGCCAATTGACGCTCTACCGCGGATTCGACCGCCGGCGGCGCCGCGGATTCATCGTCTGGCATGACGCGCCAGCGCGTGCCGGCAATCCTCGACGCCCGGCGCCGCGGCCCGATGAAATGCCAAACAAAATCCGTCATCGGGGTAACGCCTTTCCCGCGGGGGCAATGGGCCGCCGGCCGTATCGCGTTCCAGGTCTCCGGTAGCCATTCCACCGGGGCCGCGCCGGCCGCCAACAGCGCCGAGAGCGACGACTGATCGGCAACGCCCGAATGATCCCAGCCGTAAGCCTCGCCGCAGGCTCGAGCGCGGGAAAAGACGCCGCCATGAATCGCGGGCGAATAGAGCAACAGCCCGGCATTCAACAGCCGGGCCGGATCGTCAACGCGCGGAACCCCGAGCCGATCCGCCCAAAGGCCCGCCGCCTCCGCCCGGAACGGCCGTAGCGGTAGGACGTTCGCCTGGTCCGCCGTGACGACCCCGAACGACGTTTCCGGGACCAGGCCGAACGGGTTCGGAGCATCCGAGCGAATCAATACGTCCGCGTCCATTTGCAGAACGCGCGAATACTTTTGGACGACCAGCGGCGCGAACAGCTTTTGCCAAAAGATATGAACCGGGGCGACCCGTTGCCGGACTTCAACGAAATCGCAGTCCCAACGGCGCGCCGCGTGTTCCAGCGACCGCCGCGAAGGGGGAAACAGCGACTTCCCGCCGACGTTCAGAACTAGCAAGCAACGGCGCAAGGCTCCCCCGTTTTGATATGAGCGACGGCGGCCGATAGCTGCGCGGCCGTCGGCTCCATCCCGAGGAATTCGACTAACTCCCCGACGACCGCCGCGGGGTCTTCCTGCATTGCCCGCCAATCGACGCGGTAGACACGCTCCGCGGGGAACGTCCGCAGGAACGCTTCCCGTTCCTGCGATAGCCACCGCTGGACCGCCTCCGCCTCCGCGTCCGTAATCGCGAGCCAGCCTTTCGCGTCCTTCGAGCGACGCCGGAGGCTTTCTATCGACTCATCTAGCGGCCGATCGCAGACGACTACCCGCAACGCGTCGCCGGCCGCCTCGACCAGTTCCGGCCCCATCGCGCACAGATGGGGGTATTTTCCGCCGGCAATCGTCCGGCCAATGAACCGCCTACGGACCCAGCCGGAAATCTGCCGGGCCAGTTCCAGGCGGTCCATCGTTATCAACGGGGACGGGAACCGCGCGGCCCGTTCGCAGATTGCCGCGAGGCCGCGGGCTTCGCCGCCGCCGCCGTTTCGGCCCTCGTAGCCCCCCAGCTTGTCGCCCATGCTTACGCCCAGCTTGTGTAGCACCATCGCACAGGCGGACGACCCCGAGCGGTGGAGACCCATCACCGCGACGAACTTCCGTTCAGCCGTTGAACCGGCCGCCGCCGGCTCCGCCGCCGCGGCGCGACCCTTCCACCATCTTTCTACGGTTTGTTTGCCGGAGATATTCGACTGCCCGGCCGCCTGGCCGCATAGCCAGTTTGCCGGCGCGTAAAACCCGCTCCGTTGTTCCTTGTGCATCCGGCCGTAATGATGATCGATATGAAATCCGTTTTTCCACTGGTCCGACGCGTGGAGCCAGCGATAGAGGCGGAGCATTCCGACGCGGCCGCGGATAGCGTATGCGTGGGTTCGATTGACGTTCGACGCCCGGACGACCAGGCGATTACCGGGAACCGCCAGCGGCGGCCGGAGGTGTTGCCCGCCGAAATACGCCTGGACCCAATCGGACGGGAGCGCCGCCAAATACTCGCGAGCCTTTGCCGCGAACCCCGGCGCAAAAGTGGCGTCGTCCTCGAATATGAGAATGCTTTCGTGTCCGGCGTTCAACGCGTCTTCGATGATCCGGACGTGTGAGCGATAACAGCCCCAGGCGCCGCCGCCTTGCCGCCACCATGACGGATGCCGGCATTTCGAACCGTCGATTGCCGGAACGACCTCGACTTTGCCGAACGGAAAATCCGTCGGGAGGCCGGCGTAAAACGACGCCAGCCGATCCGGCCGGCGATCCAAAGAAATAACACAAACCCGGTCAAACATAGCCCGCCCTCCTGGCATTTGCGATTGCTCGACGAATCAAAAGCCGCCCCGCTACGGGGACGAACGGAACCCGCCGGCGCTTGCTTTCCTCGCGCAGCCAGCCGACGACGGTTTCCAAGTTGTTATCGCACCATAAAACGCCTTTCGCGTCCATCTCTCGCGCACGCGCGTTACAACTACAAGACGGCTTACTCCGAATCCCAATTCGCCCCAATAGCTTTTTCAGTTCGGTTCCGGCGCCGCCTTTGGGTTTCGGCTTCGCGGCCCGCGGATAGGCCGGATTGTCTACGTCTACCGTGACCATGTCGCCGTCTCTCGAGACGATACAGGCCGCGACCTCTGCCAGCGTGTAGCCGCGTTCCGCGCAACGGTTCATAAGGTGCAAAAAATTACAGGTAATCATGGGAGCGGGTTATCCTCGAAAAGCGATACATCCTCACACCCTACATCAACCCTTTCGCGAATTACCGTACCCGGCTTCGTGGGGCCGGGGGCGACCTTGCAACCGTGCGCCGTACAACCGCCGTCGATCAAGACCCAACTTCCGAGCCATTCCCACTGCCCGTAATCCTTCGGCAACGAATCACAGGCGGGACTATCCGGACAAACCAGATAGGGCGTCGATAAAAACTCAGGCAACGACGCAGAACCCGATGGGGGCGAATCCGCAGAACAGGGTATTACGTTGTCTTCGTTGTTCGGGTCCGGAGATTGGCAACCCTTGATAATTCGACCGTCTTCAACCAGTTCGACCAGCGCCGTTTTCGATACGTCGCGCATCTCTTGCGAATCACAATCGACGACGTAAACACTAACCCGATACTCCCATACTTCAACGTATCCCGAGCCGCGCGAACGTCTTTCGTGAAACCAGAGAGAATACGCGCACGACCCGAACGCGGACGGGTATCCATCCGCCCAGCGAATGCGGCCCGCTTGAAACCAATCCTTTTCGACCATATTGACGATGCCGGCGTTCGCCCCGCCGACTTGTAGCGACGTTCGGCGCTTGAACTCCGGCGAGCGCGGCGTAATCTGCCACAACTCGACGTTGCCAGGGAATCGGCAAGGCGGCATACAAGAAACACTACAGTCGATACCGCTCGAACTAGACGACGAAGAACCGGACGAAATAGACGACGACGAACCGGGCTTTTCAGACGCGGAACCGGACGACGAACCGGACGACGACGAACCGCCGCAGCATTCGCAGGCGCCCAGGTTTGTTCGCGTCGTTCGCGGCATCAGTCCTCCCAGACCCGCGCCCAAATTTTCGTTTTCGTCACGACCAATTCGCCGTCCTCACATTTCACGTCCGTAACGACTTCCAGCCACTCCCCGCGACTCGAACCGCCGGACCCCGAGCCGCCACCGGACCCCGAGCCGCCGCTATCCGGGCCGCCATCGGAACCCGAGCCGCTACCGGGGCCGCCGCTACCGCTAGCGCTTCCGTCCCCGGACCCGCCGGACGACGCGCAGGCGCAGTTTTCGCAGCATTGTTCATAGGTTTCGCAGGGGTCGCCGTGAGGCTCCAGGCCGTTCCAATATCCGCCCGCCTCGTTAGGTTGCCGGCAAACGGCCTTCGTTTCGTCGTCGTCCGGCCAGTAGCAATACCAAGGCGGCTCCGGATTACATTCGGCTTCGCAGTCTTCGAGCGTGTCGTGGGGGCCAGAGACCGGCGACAGCGGTTCCCCGCCCGGCTCCGGCGTCCATAGGCCCGCGTCGTCGTTTTCGTCGTCCGAAACGTGGCATTCCTTGATTGGTTTGCCTTCGTCGTCGGTTCCGACCTGGTAACAATACCAGCGGCCCCAATAGCTTGAATCCGTAGCCGACGACGACGAATCCGGCGGGCCGCAGGCTTCCAAGCATTCTTCGTAGGTCGCATGGGGGCCGGATTCCGGGAATAGCGGATCCTGCCCACTGCCGGGCGTCCATGCCGCATATTCATCGTCTGGATCGTCCGGAACGTGGCATTCCTTGATTGGATCGCCGGCGGAATCAGTGCCGACTATGTAGCAATACCAGCGGCCCGCGGAATCACTACTCCCGGAACCGCCGTCGCCCGAACCGTCGCCCGAGCCGTCGGAATCCGAGCCACCCGAATCCGAGCCACCCGAGCCGCCGCCCGACCCGTCGCCAGAGCCGCCGTCCCCCGAACCGTCGCCCGAACCGCCGTCTCCCGAACCACTGTCGTCAGAGCCATCCGAGCCGGAGCCAGACGAACCGCCAGACGACGCAACAGACGACGAACTGGAAGCCGCTGAAGACGACGAAGACGACGAAGACGACGAAGACGAACTGGACGACGAAGACGACGACGAACCGCAATCGCAATCAATAACGCGCAGAATGCGCCAGAATGGTTTTTCGTCTTTGTCCCGCGGATATTCATACCGGGCTTCGACGACCGTCCCCGTCGGCAATTTCTCGCCGGACCGATTGCCCTGCGCCGCATTGAATAGCGAAACGACCGAGGAAACGTCACGGACCTCGACGGGGTCTTCGCGCGGCATTTGCAGCTTGAACGACGCGCCGCAGCCGGATTCAGATTCCGCCGCCGCAAGGTAGACCTCTTGCGCCTCGACCGTGCCGCAGCTTTCCAGCTTCGTTAGCGTCCGAAAAAACGCGTCGCGGCCCGGTTCATCCGGGCGGTAGGCCCAGTGCGCCGCGCCCGGCTGGCCGGCCCCGCGCTCGACCGCACGAACCGCGCTTGCGATACGCTCCGCGGCCGCCGGCGTGAACACAACGCCGGGCTTTCGAGACGACGGGCGGCGCGTGGACATTAGCCTATGCTCCCGAACCCGGAAAACGGATAGCTACCGTAAGGGTTGGCTCCGTCGCCGTCGTTTATGACTTGCGGAGCATTGCCGGCATCCATAGCGACGCCGCCCGATAGGGCCGCGGGTTCCTTAATAGGCTTTTTATCTGCGCCGAGAATCGCCGCGGTGTATTGCCCGGAACCCGTCGGATTGCCTTCCTCATCTACCAATTGCGAATAGCCAATGTCGAGAGGTTTTAGAAACCATGTATCCTCCCGGTAGTTAAATTCGTAAGTAACCTCCCAATAAACGAACGTCCGGCCGTCGGCGTTTTCCGTTTTCTTTGAAAACCGGCCGCCCTGGCATTTCCAGGTGTTAGGGGGACAGCCGAGGAACGCATCCGAATTGAGCTTATTCGTCGCGCTCGCGAGAATGCCCAGGAACGACAAATTCCCGTAGCATCGCGTTAGCGAAACCGAGAATTCCGCCGTATCCATTGTGAGATCAGGCAACGCGATACCGGCGGAATTCGTTATCGGGTTCCCTTGCTTGTCCTGCCAACACGGCGCCGTAGCTACCGAACTGCCGCCGCTCCATACGTCCGCCGGGAGTTGGAACGGGTCCGCCTTTTGCTCGCGCGCCGGGGTCGAATACTTGACCGTGACGACGTACAAAAGCAACGTATCGCCGCGCGGCTTACAGTCGAATTCCATCGCGAAAACCGTACCGTCGTCCGGATGCGCCGAGCCGAACGTGATCCCCGGCGCCTGCGCTATGTCGCGGATGGACGTAGACGGAGCATCGACGCGCACCAGGAAGGAACGCGAATAGGTCATCGTGTCCCGGAACCGGCCGGAAACGCCGCGGTCGTCGATGGATTCTGTAACGGCTACGATCGCCATATCTGCCCCTTAGAAATCCTGTTCGACCAGTTCGAGGCCCATTTCTTCCGTATTGTCCGCGATACGCGCGAGGTTGTCCGCGTTCTCTTTTTCGTAGGTCCGTTTCCCGGCGTCCGGGGTCATCAGACGGAGCATTTCATTCACGCCGGCCGTCGAACGCGCGTCGAGACCTTTCGCCATTTTCACTTCGTCGATTTTGACTTCCGGCGGTTTTGGGTCCAGTGTCGTTTTCTTGACCTCGTCGGTAGCCGTCCGGGCTTTCTCAATGTCGGCGCGAATGCCGCGAAACGCCGTCGTGATGGGACCGGCAACGCCCTCCGTTCCGTCCTTCGCACGCTCCCCAAATGTCTCACCGAATAGCCGGCCGGCTTCCGAGGAATTATCTAGCATCGCTTGACCGTAGGACGCCGCCATTTCGTTAGACGCCGCGGCCAGCTTCGCCGCTTCCTCCGCGTAGCCCCCGGCTCCAGGTACATAGCTCGCCGCGGCCGAAATCAATTCGAAAAACTTGCCCGCGACGTTCAGCAAAACGGCGCCGATAGCGTTGCCGGCGACTTCGAACGACTTAAAAACCGCCTGCGCGAACGTCATAGCCCGGCCGAATAGATCGACGACCGTTTGCCAATACTGGCCGACGCCCTCCGCGAACCGGAAAACGGCCGGGATACTGCCGACGACAAAATCCGCCGCCTGGACCAGATAGTCCGCCGCGTCCAGAATCGCGTCCGCGATAGCCTCGCCTATGCTCTTGCCGCCAAACCCCGCGACGAAATTCGTAAACGCTTGATTCAGCGCCGTAACGGCCGGGGCCAGGTTCGCCGTAATTTGCGTTACGACGCCCTCTATCGCCTTTTCTACGAGCGTCCAAGAATCGTTCATAGCCTCGACGTTCGTTCCCTGGACGTTCGTAACGGCCAGCCCGAAACGCTCCGCCTGTTCGGTCGCCTGCCGGATGCCTTCGCCGCCGCCAGCGAACAACGGGAGCAATTCCGCGCCGGCCTTGCCGAATAGCGCGATACTCGCCGCGGCCCGCTCCGCTTCCGACGGTAGCGCGGCGATACCGTCCGCTATCAACTCGAACCGCTCCGAACCGCTCTTGCCCTGGAGGTCTTCGAGCGCCAGCCCGATACCCGAGAACGCCTTTACCGCGGTTTTCGATCCCTGCGACGCCAAAACGAACGCCCGATCCGCCTTCGTGAGCGCGTTCGAAATCGTTCCGACGCCAACGCCGGCCAGGTCTCCAGCCAATGCCAGGCCGGCGATTTCGGTATAGGTCTGGCCGGTCCGCGTCGCCAGTTTCGATAGCGTGTCGATCGACTCCGCGGCCGCCGCCGACATTCCGTAAAGCGATTGCGTGGCCGCCGAGACACCCGACGCAATCTGACCGAATAGCTGCGCCCCCGAAATGGCCGTCAACGTCCCCAGGCCAGACCGCAGCCCCTTTACGTCCTTCGCCAGCTTGTCGAAAGCCGCCGACGCCGTCTTCGTGCCCGCGACCAGGCCCGCCGTATTAGCGGTGAAAACGGCGGCGATTTTAGACGTGGACATGATTTAGCGGCCTTCCAATTGTTTCGCAAACGCGGGAATCTTTCGCAGTTCGGCAATCATCTCCGCCTGTGTTTGGGGCCGGGGCGGCTCCGGTTCTTCCTCCCGATAGGTTGGCGAGAACTTCGTTTCAAAATCCGGTCCCGTCTTTCCTCCGAGCGCCGCGCCCAATAGCGCGACCATTCGCCCGCTTCGCCGCCAATCGTCGCCCCACGGTTCCCGGTCGTAGAAATGCCGCCATTCCCGGACCAGGTCCATAGGCATCCGCTCCGCGAGGCCGTCAACGTCCACCGTTCCCATTGCCAGCGCCAGCCGGAATAGAAACAGCCGCTCCGGCTCCCGCTCTAACCTTTTTTTGCGTCGTCGGTAGCCTCCAGCCCGCGCATCGGCCCGGACCAGGCCAGTTTGTAAAGCTCGAACAGCGGGGCCGGCGCCATAGCGTCGAGAGCGGCCGTTTCGCCCGGCGCGAACATTCGCGTCCCGTCCGGATTGACCAGGACAGCGGCGACCGTGCGAATCATCAATTCCGCCGTGGGCGGCTGGCCCTCCGGCAGCGCCCGCAACTCCATACACAGCGCGTGCCATTCGCTAAACAGAGGATGCCGCATATCGACCGAAACCCCGAGCGTTTCGCTCTGGAATGTCTCGACCTTTCCAATAGCCAACGATTCGAAATCACTTCGAGAAACAGCCATCGCTCTGCCCTTTCAAATAAACTGGAATTCCATCGTAGAACGAACAACTTCGCCAGCCGCGCCGCCGACCGTACATTTCGACAACATGGCTTGATTCGAGACCGTGCCCCAGGCGCCGGAAATAACCAGCGCGCCCGTCATCCCGGTATCCAGCGCGACATATAGCGGCGCGCCGAATAGCTCGACCGTCGCCGTACCGGGGTCGATCGTGCCGGGGTGATACTGCCGAACGACGCGCGAGGCGATTCCCTCGCCTACCGTGTTGGACTCGATCCCGGTAACGTCAGACGGGGCACACGTCGCCGGGGTCGAATCGAAACGGACTAAGCCGTCCAGCGCGTACCCCGCAAAACTTGCGAACGTGCCTTGAGAGTCTGGAAAATATTTCGGCATCGGCCAGCCTCCGGCTAGGCCGCCTGCGAAACGGGCGCCGGATCATTCGACGGAGACGGGGCCGGGGCCGGCTTGAGCAACGCCGCCAAAAGTTCCGGGTCTTCGATCGCGAATTCCGCGGTTCCCTTGATAACGTCCCCAACGGCCGCCTCGACCTCGTAGGACGTACAACGGGCCGTTCCGCTGATCCCGAGGCCGGCGCATTCGATGGCGTATGCCTTGTCCGTCGGCGGTTCCTCCAGGCCCAGGAACGAAATCGAGACAATCCCGAGAACGCCCTTATTCGGATCGTCGATCAACGGGGGGTCTTGATAGAGGCGCTTCGAGCCGGAAGCCAGGCTAGTCGTCGAAACGTCGATTTTGTCGTCCGTAGACGAACCGTTGACCTTTTTCTTTATGTTCGTGCAGCCGAATTCCTGCCCGGCGAAGGTAAACGTAATTCCCTGCGAATCGTCATAAGGGTATGGCATTGCGTTAGACCTCGCGGTAGCGGATTTCGAACTGGAGCGCGATCGTGTATGTCGGTTTTCCTTCGCCGGCGAAATCGACCAAATCGCCGTCGGCCTCGTCGGCCAGGAAGACGCGTTCGATTGTTACGCCGTCCGCCTCCCCCTTGAAATTGTCCACCGCGACCCGGACACGCTCCGATAATTCCTTCCCGGCCGCGTAGGTATCCGAGTAAATCCAGACGGAAAACGTAGCCAGGGGGACGCCCGCGTTATTCGTCAACGTCCGCTCCCGGCTTGTCCCCGTCCGCTGATAGACGACGTAGGGGGTAACGGCATTTTCGGCCGCCTGGACGGGAAACGTCCGGCAGTTCGTCGCCGCCTCGATCGCGCCGCGGAGCCATTTTTCGGGGTAGCCCATCGCGTTACCTCTTTTTGTTTTTCATGTAGTTTTCCAACTGCCGGCCGGCCGCCTCCAGGCCCGCGGCCAGGTGCATCGACATAGACGACGCAATACCGGGCGCCATCGAGTTAAACAGCGTCCGCAGGAACCAGCGCGGCGACAGCTTGCCGCGGTTCGCGCCGCCTTTTCCCGAGCGGTCCGCCGTGCCTTCCTCGACCCACAACGCATGGTTCCCTTTGCCGGCCCCGCGCGAGAACGTGACACGGGCCGTAAATGAGCCGTGATTCACTTTGTTGGAAAACTTCGTTACCGTGATGATCGACCGCCGCAGCCGGCCGGGACGGTTCGCGTCCGGCTTAACCTTTTGACCGGAGGCCCGCGCCGCCGCCCGCGCCGCCTTCGCGGCCCGTTTCGGCTTTCCCTTCGGGGTAGCCGCCCGCAACGCCGGGACGAAAGGTTTTATGGCTTCCTTGACGGCCTTCCGGATGGTTATTTTCGCCAGCGCCTTAGGCAGTTCCGCGTAACCGCGGCCCAACGCCCGGCAGTCCTCCGCGTAGGACAGCGAATCGAAAACTAGAAATTCGTTCGCCATTACCCGCGTTCCTCGCAGTTCAATTCGTGTTCCTGCCGGTGGCCGCGTTCGACGATCCCCGAGATATAGAGAATTCGATCGTCCCGAGACTGCCACCGCAGGCGCATCGACCCGCGGATACCCTCGACGTACCGCAGGCGGACCGTATGCGACAGTTCGCCGCCG